TTGACTAAGTTTGTCGTATCTATTGAAGCACTAGCTGCCAATCTTCGCAGTGCTTCTTCGTAATTTACATACTGTTGTGCTATCTCTGGGCCTAGTACTTGTTGAGTAACAGACAAGAACTCAGTTAACTTATTCATATCATCACCCCTACCTATACCTTCAAGACCTGTCACTGCTCTTGGTTGTACTAGAGGATCACCTGTCTCTTGACTATTAGGGAACTCAGGTAACTTACCTTTCTTTTGCAACATGTAAATCAACCTGCGTACTAGTGGTAGCTGTAGTTCTTGAGTAAGTATTGAGTAGAAGGAACCGATTGTTTGTTCCAGACTCTGAGCCATGTATCTTATCTCTTCTGCTGTAACTCTTTCACCTGGTCGTTGTACTGCTTGGTTAAGTAGGAAAGCAAACTCAAGTCTCTGCTCTATGCGCTCGATCATACTCATTGTTATTTGTAGATCGGCCTGCTTCTGAGCTTGAACGACAGTCACATCAGCAGCGTTCCCTTGAACTATTGCACCATTGGCTGCACTACTGAGAGTACGTGGCCTCGTGGTTCCATTAGGATTCACAAGGAACAGAACCTTGCTGGCTGCTGCGGCTGCTTCGATTGATGCTTGATATAAAGATTCAAGTGCAGTCAAGTCACCATAGTATTTTTCAATGTGACTTCTTCCGTACTCCTCACCACTTTCTAGTCGCTCGTATCTCAATACAATCCAAGGACTTACATCCATTGGACACATGCCGTATGTGTTGGGCACTTCCTTCCCAGCAACTTCCTGATACCAGCGAGTGATACCGTTCTCAGTCTTAACACATGTATGTATCTTTACTGTCTTCTTGACTGGGCCTAGCTTCTCGTCTTCCTTCTCTTGGTCAGGGAGGAATCCATCTGGCAATGCTTCAGGATATATTTCTTCTTCTATTAAGATCTCAGTCACATGATCCATTGGATCACGAACGACACAATAGTTTTGTAAATGTATAGTCCTAACCCTATCTTCTTGTACATAAAGAAGGACGTTGCCTGTAACTATTAACTGTTGAAACGCCTGAGCAAGTGATGCTCTTGCACTCATGGTTTCTAGCTCAGTCATCACAGCTTGCTCTACCTTTACCAATGCTGTGTCGAGTTCTGTCTTAATCTCTGGCCCTTGCTCTTCTATTCTTAATGCAAGGCTGTCAATCTCTAGCTTGAAGAAGGGAGTGTTAGGAGGAAAGAGGGTTAGGTTTAATTTATTTTGTAAGTTACTAACACCCATTGCACCTGTTGATTGCCAAGGTGTCTTAAGTTTTCCATGATCTCCCATGTTGGAGTCAGGGCAGGCAGCAGGGTTAGTTACCTTTGCACAATCTCTAGCTCTTTGAAGGAAAGGATCACGGTTAGTTTTTAGTTGGTCGTATCTACCAGCAAGGGTAGTACCTTCCTTCTTATCTTTAGCTCCTTTCCCTGGTGCTAGATCAATAGGGTCAATGCTTAAGTCCATTTATGTAGGGATGTAAAGACTCTTAGCCGCATGTGCTGACGACTTAGTTGCTGCTGCTTGTTTAACTGGTGGGTTTGTGTATTGTTTCTTTCCACCACCTTTAGCCCACCTCTTAGAATCTAGTGCTGGTGCTGCTACTCCTGCTGTTTTCTCTGGTGGTGGAGGGGGTGCAGCTTTTGATTGTGCTTTTTGTTCAGCATACCTAGCTTGGTTATCTGCTCTACTTAATTCAAACTGTCGCTTCTGTTCTTCCATCTGCTCTTTCTGTAGAGCAAGGTTCTCTTGATGACGCTTCTCTGCCTCTTTCTTTGCGTCATCGTTGGAGCCACCACCACCACCACACATAGCTAATCTCTGTAGTTACTTAATGATAGCTTGATATTACTATCAAACTATTCCAAGTGTACGGATGTTGCCTGTTGGCTGGTACTTACCAGTGCTAAAGCCTCTTCTTCCTTGACCTGAAGCCATTGCTCTGTCCTCTATCTTAAGTGCTTTGTCTGCTGCTGTTGTGCTCTCCTGGTTCTGATCTAAGTTGATAATTGTATTACCACCACCTGCTCCACCCATCATCATTGTCTCTTCTTCCTCCGGTGGTACATAGCCAGCAGGGACAGGGCCACCTGATAGATTTGTCACCCATCCTCCACCCCAGTTAATAGGAACTTGCTCTCCAGGTTGTAGACCAAGGTTGGTATCAGTTGTAGTGTGATCTACTCCTGAAGGTGTCCACGTAAGCTTTCCGTCTACAACATTAAAGCTTCCATTCTTCGGAGTGTAATCACCAGCAGCAACGGAAGCTTTACCAATTCCGTGCTCAGCCCATTGAGCAATGCTTAGCTTGTTGGGATCATTAGCTGCTAATGCGAACTGAGTTGCATTTACATTCTCTAGACCAGTAGTGGGGTATTGAAAAGTTTTCTTACCTAACCCTGTTTGATAATTATCCATGTGAAAATTATGACCCGCTGTTGAACCACCAGATCCAGTGTCAAAAGATACTGGTGTTATCTTGTATCCTCCAGGTGCAGTAGGATCAGCAACGTACTGCCATGAATAAGGTGTTGCTGTATCACCTGTCGCTATTTTATTTCCATCATCATCTAACACAAACTCGCCGTCTGCATCTATCTGGTATTGAGTAGCAGTTTTAGTACCAGTTGGATTTAAGTTTGTTTGTGAGTGAAGGTCTAAGTAGACTTCTTTAGTAGTTAAGTCACCATCACTGTCAACACCTGTCTTAATTTCTAATGGGTTACCGTATCCTATTGACCCAAACTTCACATAGTTTTGGTGGCCTGTGTTTGCTTTTATATCCATAGCTATGTCGTGGTCTGCTATTTTGCTGGCTGTTTCAAAAGAATAGTTACCACCAGCTTTACTCATGTAGTGATTAATGGCCTGAGTCTTTGCGTATCCCCACCATTCAAGTCCTTCCTGCCCTACTGTGTTCCCTTGGTATTGTCCATATTGATAGTTCAAAGTATCGACATAGTTCTCTAGGTTTGATGAACTTAATTTGTTAGCCCAATCCTCATCCCTTGTCCCAGTGGCATATTCATTAGGATCTTCTTCTGTGAAGTTAGTCTCGAACCACTCAGGAGTATCATCTACCTTGTCATATGTTTCTGTACCTTCAAAAGTTGTCTTAGCTATTCCATGTTTTGCATAGCTTTTACCTTCTGTGCTATGTGAAATATGTTTATTAGTCGCAGCAGTCGCAGCAGCTTCAGCTTGGGCTGCGGTTTTACCTTGGTTTATAGCATTTTGATAATCAGATTCCCAAGTCTTTACCCAGTAAGCTTTTCCTGTAGCACCAGCAGTTCTGTCTAAATACTTTTTATATGCTGCGTCAACAGCTTCGCTTGCTGTAGCCATTACTATTCGACATTGTTCTGCTCATTATATACAGATCGCAACATCCTTACCAACTCCACCTGTCCACCGTACCTCCATATCTCTCGGTCATGGGCATCTATTGATGGACATCTATCAGGGTAGATCTCTTCTAGTTTCCTAATGAGTACCTCATCTATTGGAGGCCAGAGTTCTTCATCAATCATGTGGTGGGTGGTTCCCAGAGGGATACTTCTTGCTTATGTAAATTGTACTCGCCATGTCTCAAGATTCTAGTGAGTCGTGCTGAAAGTAATGCTGATTTATA